GCTGCTGGTGTGGGTGGTGCTATTACTGGGCGTGGTGCTGACTTGCTTATTATTGATGATCCTCACTCCGAGCAAGATGCACTCAGCCAAACAGCAATGGATAACGCATACGAATGGTATACATCAGGACCTAGACAGCGTTTACAACCTGGCGGTGCTATTGTTATAGTTATGACTCGTTGGTCCACAAAGGATCTTACAGGAAAATTATTAGCACAACAAACAAACGAACACGCTGATCAATGGGAAGTTGTCGAGTTTCCTGCTGTTTTGAACGACAAACCGTTATGGCCTCAGTTTTGGAAACTAGAGGAATTACAAGGAGTCAAGGCATCTTTGTCAGAACAGAAGTGGCAAGCACAATGGCAACAAGCACCAACATCTGAAGAAGGATCTATTATTAAACGTGATTGGTGGAAAGTGTGGCCAAAAGATAATATTCCACAATTAATGCACGTTATACAAAGTTATGACACAGCGTTCAGTAAAAGAGAGACAGCAGACTTTAGTGCAATAACAACGTGGGGTGTATTTAAACCCGTGGAACACGGACCACCGCACATCATACTTTTAGCAATGAGGAAGGGACGTTGGGATTTTCCTGAGTTGAAAGAAATAGCTGTAGAAGAATATAAATACTGGGAACCAGAAACAATCTTGATAGAGGCCAAAGCTTCTGGTATGCCCTTAACACAGGAGCTACGACAATTAGGAATTCCTGTAGTAACTTATACGCCCAGTAAGGGCAATGATAAGCATGTACGTGTAAACTCCGTAGCTCCACTTTTTGAAGCAGGACAAGTCTGGTGTACCGACGACCGCTGGGCAGAAGAAGTTATTGAAGAATGTGCCGCTTTCCCTTATGGTGATCATGACGATTTAGTTGATTCAACAACTCAAGCTTTGTTGCGATTCAGGCAGGGTAACTTTATCCAACTGGAGTCTGATTACGTGGATGAACCACGGTACATTGAACCGAGAGAATATTATTAATGGTAAATTTATTTGACGAAGATTCTGGTTTTATTGACTTGCCAGAACTACCAATGCCTGGAGCTAAAGTAGATTCTGAAACAGGAGTGGTAGATTTTGATCTTGGAGCAGCCCCTCCCTTAACACAAGAACAAAAAATAGAGGCTTTCGGACCTAGTGGGCGAGATATTATTACCAGAAATGTTATTTCTAACATGTCAAATCTATATAATTTTTTAGCTCCTAGTGATGATCAGTTAGCTAGACTCCGAGCAATACAAGCAGAAAATCAAAAAATAGCAGATCAAACAGGGATGCCTTTGATTGAACTGTATCGTATGTTTGGTTACGGCGATCCTAGAGGAGATATATTAGAAGACATGGGCTTTACACGACCTACCCTTGGAATGAATTTAATACAAGGAAGAGAGTTTTTATTTGGAGCACAGAAACAAGGTTATAACAAATTAAAAGAAGGTGCTGACTTTCTTGATTTAACAGGAGAAGAACAGTTTGGTATTGTATTATCACCCTTAGATTTATTAGACATAGGTGGCTTAAGCTTTGGTTTAAAAAAATTAGCACAGGCGGGTTTAAAAAAACTTGGTCCTAAAGCAACACTAGCAGATGCAGCGAAAGACAAACAAATTATGAAATTAATGTCTGATGGTGAGGCGAAGGATATAATAGAAAAATTAAAACCAGTCATTGACGGCGAACAAGAATTTTTATTACGAGGGGCTAAAGGACCTAAACAGAAAAAATCTGTTGCACCTACAGTAAAAGATCCAGAGGTTGTGCCTGGTATAAAAATAAAAGGTTTTGATGAATCATTAATAAAAACAAAACCATTAAAAGAAGTAAAAACAAAAGACGAGTTACCAGCACCACCAATACGTGAAGAGATAAGTGGCGACACACCTATTGGCCAGCCAAGAGATATTATAAAAGATGTAGAGGAAGAAGATATTTTTTTAGCACCAGCAAAACCTTTACAAGAAGAGGTAGCGATAAAATCAACACCAGTTGCTAAAGATCCTGTTGTTGTAGAACTAAAAACTAAAATACCTAAATTTGCAAGTTTAAGTAATGCAGAGAAACAAGTGGTAGCACAGAAATTTTCGCAAGTAGTATTCAATCCAGCAAAGAAAAAAGAATTGTTTGAATCTCTTACAGATGTTCAAATTATGCAGATAGAGGATTTTGCTAAATCAAAAGGATTAATAGTTTCTGCAGGAAAGCAACCTTTACGAACTTTTAGAACAAAAGTAATGAGAAATGATCCAAAGTTTGAGAATGATGCAACTGTAGATCTTTTTGCTGAAATATATGAAAAGGAATTTAGTGTGCTTGACAGGGCTGGTGCAAGCAGAGACGCAAGGTTTATAGAAAAACTAGGTAAAGAAAATTATAATAAGTTGAAAAAACTTATTGCAAAAAAAGGTGTAAAGATAAGAGAAACAGGACCAGGAGGAGCCATACTTAAACCTGATGGTATGGAGTATCTTAGAAAAAATAATAAAAATAAAACAGCTGAAGAAATGCTTGAAGAACTTAGATCAAATAAAGATAAATATTTTTATACGGATAGACTTGGAGATCGCGAAGATTTTGCAACTTTACAGGCTTTTAAAAATTACAAAGGAAAATTTGGTTTTACAGGTAGTAAACGCAGCGAATTACCTCCGAAACCAGGTAGAAAAAATTATCATCAGGCTGTAGAGACATTTCAAAAAAAAATTGCTGAAATAGAAAAGATAGGTAAAGCAGAAATAACTCCTGAACTTCTTGCTGATGAATTTAGACTTGCTGTTCAAAAAGCAGAAGGCATGGATCCTAATGTTAGACTACCAGAAAACGAAAGACTTGCTTTTAATTCAAAGCTTTTAAATAGAATAAATGATTACAACAAAACGTTGGATGTAAGCTCTCCATATTTTGTTTTAAACAACAAAGAACTGAACGCATTAAAATCAGGTAGAGCTATTGGTGAAAAAGGTAGAACACATTACGAAAATATATTTGATAAACAATTAAGAGCTTCAGAACAATATCAGGAGGCTTTATCTCTTTTTCCGAGAACGGAAGGTGACGTTAATCCTTTAGCTAGGTTTTTAAATTTTATAAGAGAATCAACACCAGAATATAGTGCAGATGTAAGAAAATTTGATGAGTTTATTGATAATATGACTCCTAGACTTAAAGATCTACAAGATTCAAATTCAATATTTAGCAAAAATTTTGAATATTTTAAAACGGTTGATAATGCACGAGTTGAAATGAATGAGTTAACAAAACCATTTTTAAATCAACTTTTTAAAACACCAGCTTTTATTAAAAAAGATGGAAGAAAAATAATCTTTGACAAAGAATTATTTGACCCAACCAGTCAACCTAGAAGATCTTTACAGATAGCTCATAGATATATGCATAGTCAAATAGGCGATTCCGTGCCAAAAGGTTTAGCTGGTGCGAGTGAATTTCCTCAAAGTTATACTGTTGATGTGAGTGTGATAAATCAAAGCGTTCAACCTCAATTGGAACGAATGGCAAGAGATGCGGTCGCAGCAGGAGATGAAATAGCGATGAGAGAAATTCATGAAAACGCCGAAAGGTTTGGTACAGCTTTTGAAGTTGATGGAATACCTTTTGGTACACAAAAAGGTATAGCTGATAAACTTGAAGAATATCTTCGATTTGTTCTTTTGCAACCTGAAAGACAAAAAGAGTTTGGCATAACGAAAGAAATGATATTAAATGTAAGAAAGGCTATTGACATAGCAAGAAGTAAAAATGCAAAAGGGTATAATTTTAGTTACGGCGGTATGGTAGAAAAAGAAGACATAGACATATTTCAAGATGACCTTCCCGAAGGATCATTTGAAGTGGCAAGTTTAAAACTGCCATTCTTCAAACTATTTGGTAAAGCACCTGTTAACGAGGTTGCGCCAATACCAACACCAAAAGACAAATTAACAAACCCATCAAAGAAACAAACACAAAGTTTAGAAACAGAAAAAGCAAAAAGGGCAGAAGAAGATATATTTGATCCAACGCCAGGAGAGCCAGTAACACCTGAGAGTCAAGTTGCTATGACACCACTAACAAACCAGCCAATGACGTCTGTATTTTATTCAGACATTGAACGTGCTTTGGTTAACGCTCCAGATGAGTTTCCAAACAAACAAGCGGTTCTTGATTTTATGAACAAGAACAGAATTAAAAAATCAGAGGTTGAAGATTACAGAATACCATCTCTGTTAAAATTATATGATGATGGTGTTCCTATCACGAAGCAAGACATTTTATCACAAATAAGAACAGCACCGATCAGCGGCATGAAAGTGCATGGAACAGGTAAAGGATCCGACATTATCAATCCAAACGGTGATGTTGCTACACGGTATACAGGATACGCGGAATCTGGTTCTATAGACGGAACGCAACGCGAAAGAATTTTATATATTAACAGAGATAAATTACCAGGTGACACAGGTGAATATCCGCAATCCATGTTTGGTGGTGAGAACATACAACGTCATGGTTTTGGCATACCGAATGAAGACAATACATACGTTATCGGTTGGACGCGGCTCACGGACCGTTTTGGTTTTGTACCGCCTAAAGTTGCAGGACCTAAAACAAAAATTAATGTTAGACAACTCACAAGAGAAAAAACAAAAAATGAACGAAGTTTGCAAGGTTTATATGCTGAAGCAAAAAATAAAATAGGACGATTAGCTAATCAACGAGGAATGAGTGCAGCAGACCAAAATGATATACTACTTGATTTTGGAGGTGATACTCCTAAAATGTCTGTCATAGCAAAATATGCTGATCAATTAGATGAGATAAGCCCTGGTCTTGTTGATCAATTTGATCAACTCATTGTTAAAAATAATGAGTTACAAGAACAGATAACCAAAGGATCAGCCGTTGATCCGAGTGGCGTGGTTCGTGTAACGTTTGCCGATGAGATACAATCGGATTTGTTACAAGCAGCAGCAATGCGTAAACAACAACTGGCCGCGGCTCTCCGCAAGATACAAGAAGAGGGCGCAGGCGAAACAAACTTACAAGGTCTTAACCGATTGGCAGAGGAAACAATAAATTTTTATGAAAAAAATAAATCTGTCTTTAGACCATTGAAGAAGACAGATGCAGAAATAAAAGTATCAGCGGATCGTATCGCAAAGCTAGATGAAGAGGTAGATACGATTGTTAATAAATATATTCAAACAAGAGAGGTAAGCGATGCCGACTTATCAAGGCTCTCTGGTTTGTTAAATGAAAATTTAGACAACATGCTAAAAGAAATTATAGAAATTGATTCATCAGCAATGGACGGATTGTTCCCTGATCTACCATTTAAAAACAGAGACGAGTGGGCCGATGCGTTAATTAAAAAAGATCTATACGAGCTGGCATATAGAAAGTTTGTATTAAAAGATCCTGATGCGTCGTCATATTACGCTGTATCACCATCAAAATACGTTATTGAAAGATATAAATTTAAAGGAGACGCTTCAACACCTGTAGCCGATAGAGCGGCTGATAAACAAAAACGCTTTGAAGCTTTTAAAAATAATGGCGAGTTTAAAGAATCAAAATTTAAAGGTATTGGTATGGACGAGTTTTATGGAGGTCCTGATTCTGTTTCAAATGTAATTGATAATTCAGGAACAAAGGCTACTAACCCTAATTTTGGAAAACCAAAACACTACACATCTACAATAGAGACAATATTAAAAAAACAAGCACAGAGTAATAATTCAGAAATGATTACCATGCCTGTGCAATTAAAAGGTGGTGAAGGCTCGGCATATTTTAAAATTACGGATCAAAATGATAACATGGTAGCAACGTTAACAAATGGTGATCAAGCAAGAGAATTACTTATTACTAATCCAAACTACAAGGTAGAGACAATAACAGTACCTAACAAAGCGAGCATGGAGCCAGTTTTTGCTATTAAAATTACTCCTGAAATGCTAGAACCATACAAGACACATAAAGCACAAGGTGGACTTGTAGAGCATATTGATATATTTGAGGTATAAATGGCAGTTGATAGAAGAATTACGGGAGAACCAACAGAGATTGAAGAACAATCCGTTACAATTGAAACACCAGAAGAGTCACTAACAGTAGAAAATATTGAAATGACTGAGGATGGTGGGGCGTTAGTCAATCCAATGGAAGAGCAAATGGATGTAGAATTTGATTCTAACCTTGCAGAGTACGTAGATGAAAAAGACTTACAAAACATTTCATCTGATTTGATTGGTGAGTACAAAGATGACAGCAGCTCAAGAGAAGAATGGTATGATGCATATGCAAAAGGATTAAAACTTCTTGGGTTTAAATACGAAGATAGATCACAGCCTTTTCAAGGAGCAAGTGGGGTTACACATCCACTGTTATCTGAAACAGTTACACAATTTCAAGCGCAAGCTTACAAAGAATTACTACCTGCAAACGGTCCTGTACGAACACAGGTTCTAGGAAAAGCAGATCCACAAAAAGAACAACAAGCACAACGAGTGCAAGACTTCATGAATTATCAAATTATGCATGTTATGGAAGATTTTGATCCTGACTTAGATCAAATGCTTTTTTATTTACCACTATCAGGTTCAAGTTTTAAAAAAGTTTATTATGATTCTACAAGAGGAAGAGCTGTATCAAAGTTTATTCCAAGTGAAGAATTAATTGTTCCTTACACTGCAACAGATTTAGCAACGGCAGAACGTGTCACGCACGTATTAAAAAGAACAGAAAACGATATTCGTAAATTACAAGTAACAGGTTTCTATCGTGATGTAGATTTAGAAGAGTACGAAGCTCCTGAAACAAACAGCATTCAAGAACAAATTAATCGTATGGATGGTGTAAAAGAAACAGGTTCAGGTTATAAAAATGATCAATACACATTATTAGAAATACATGTTGATTTAGATCTACCAGGTTTTGAAGATCGTGATGGAATTAAATTACCTTACATTGTTACAATTGATGAAGGGTCAGGAAATATTTTATCTATCTACAGAAATTATGATGAGAATGATTCATTAAAGAAAAAGAAACAATATTTTGTACATTACAAATTTTTACCAGGTCTTGGTTTTTATGGTTATGGATTAATTCATATGCTTGGTGGTTTATCTAGAACAGCGACTGCTGCTCTTAGACAACTATTAGATGCAGGAACATTATCAAATTTACCAGCAGGATTTAAAGCGAGAGGTTTGAGAATAGCAGATGATGATTCTCCAATACAACCAGGTGAGTTTAGAGATGTTGATGCTCCTAGTGGAGACTTACGAGCAGGACTTATGCCTTTACCATATAAAGGTGCAGATCAAACTTTATTTCAATTATTAGGTTTTGTTGTACAAGCAGGACAACGTTTTGCTTCTATTGCTGATCAAAAAATTGGTGACAGTGTTGCAGCGAACGCACCTGTAGGAACTACAATGGCGTTGATTGAAAGAGGATCAAGAGTCATGAGTGCTATTCATAAAAGATTACACTATGCACAAAAAACAGAATTTAATTTATTAGCAAAAGTATTTAAAGATTTTTTACCACCAAGATACCCATATGAGGTTGGTGATAATGCGGTGCCTAGTGTTAAGTCAAGTGATTTTGATGATCGTGTTGATATTATGCCTGTGTCTGACCCTAATATTTTTTCTATGTCTCAACGTGTTACGTTGGCACAAACACAATTACAAATGGCACAATCTGATCCTAAAACACACAACATATACGAAGCATATAAAAGAATGTATCAGTCACTTGGTGTAAAAGATATTGATGCTATTTTACCACCACCTGATACACCAAAGCCAAAAGATCCAGCGTTAGAAAATTCTGATTCTTTATTAGCTAAAAAATTAATTGCATTTAGAAATCAAGAACATCAAGCACATATTGATGCACATAGAACATTTATGTCGTCGATGTTAGTGCGTGCAAACCCACAAGCGACAACATTATTACAAGCTCATGTTATGGAACACGTATCTTTGCTATCGAGACAAATGGTTGAAGCAGAAAATGCACAACAAATACAGGCAGAAACAGAAAAATTTGGTGGTCAACTACCACCAGATTTACAAGCACAGTTCCAAGAAGAAATGGAACGTCAAATTTCTTTAAAAGCAACAGAATTTATTGAAGAAATGTTTGTAGAAGAGCAACAATCTATGGAAGGTCAAGGACAAGACCCACTTGTTGGACTAAAACAACAAGAATTACAGATAAAAGCACAAGATGTTCAACGAAAAGCACAAAATGACGCTGCTAGAATTGATATTGACATGCAAAAAATGCAACAAACCGAGGATTTAACAAAAGAAAAGATACAATCTAACGAAGATATTGCACAATTACGTGCAA